GGCTTCAGGTGTCTCGCCAGCTTCGATGCCGCCGCCGGGGAAGGCCCACGTACCCGGCGCGTCCTTCGCGCTGTCGGCACGCTTGAGCAGCAGGACACGGCCGCCCTGCACGAACAGGATGCCGGCGGCGCGCGGCGCGGCCATCAGAGGTTCGACGGCTCGATGCGGGCGAAGACGAAGGCGATCACGGCCGGTTGCAGGATCTTCTGGCCGGCGGGCGCCTTGTAGCTGCGCATGAAGCCATTCTTCAGGTCGTAGCGCCGGCGGTTCGCGGGCAGCGTGACCGTGAGGTTCTGCAGCAGTTTCGTGCGGTTCGAAACCTCGTACTGCCACACCTGTTCGAAGAGCTTGAGCGAGTCGCTGTCGGCCTGGAACGTCAGCGTGAAGGGAATTTCGTTGAACACGAAGCCCGCCGACAGCTTGCCGTCGATGCCCATCGAGTATTCGCCGTTCTCGACGGCGTCCGCCTCGAAGATGTTGTCCGCCGCGTAGCCGGTGAGGACTTGCGCTGCGGGGAACAACGCCTCGGTGGTCATCGCCAGGACCGAATTTGCGACGGTGAGAGTGCCAGCCATGTTGCGTGCTCCTTAGATGACGGCGATGGAACGCACGGTGAGTCTCTGGATGGAGCCACCATCGGTGTACCAGAGGTACGCCAGGGGCGACTCGCGGTTCTGGCGCACCTGCGCGAAGTTCGCCGCGTCGTCGATGAGCAGGTACCAGCCGCGGGTCTGCACGACGTCGGAGACGGTACGCCCGGCCTGCGTGTCGACCTGGAGCTGCTGGCTCTTGGACAGCGGCACGCCTGAGCGGATGATGCCTGAGATGACCGCCGCGTCGATCACATCCACGCCGGCCCGGTACAGCATTGTGTAGCCGTCCTGGTTGTACGGGATCGAGTTGTAGGCCATCAGCGCCTCGAAGAAGGCACGTTGCAGCTCGCGATTGAGGTAGATCTGATCGAGGTAGGTGTCAACCCAGAGGAAGGCGCCCGACGTGGCGCCGTTGTAGGCTACCGTGTAGGTGTTCGCGGCGTTCGCGTAGGCGCCCAGGTAGGTGTAGTGGTTCGTCAGCAGCGCCTTGGCCGTGGCGTCGTCCGTGACGGTCGCCGAGGGCGCGCCGTTGAACTGGCGGAAAGCCAGGTTGGTTCGGCCGTTGGGCACCTGGAAGTTGATGCAGGCCGCGTAGCCCATGAAGGCGCCCACGAGCTCGTAGGTGCCATACACGGGCACCGTGCCCTGGTAGGGCTGCGCGAAGACCTGCGCGCCGAACGAGGACGGGTTCGTCGGCACGATACTGGCCGCCTCGGTGTCCCAGGCCCAGTACAGGAACTGGTAGCCCTGGCCGCTGTTCCAGGCGGCATAGGCAGTGCGCTCGTCGATGGCCGCAGCGTAGACCGTGGAGAACGTGCCCCAGTCCATGTCCTGCGCAATGACGCGGGCCATGGCCGTCGCAGGCGTGTCGGCAATGACACCTTGTGCAGTCGTCGCGCCGGTGGCCGCCGACAGGCCGACACCGGTAGCCAGCGTGCCGGTCATGGCCGAAATGGTTGCACTGGCGCCGGTGGCCGTCGTAGCCACGAGGAAGCGTTTGCGCGTGGCATCGTAGGTGATGGCGAAGTCGGGCGACGTGAAGCCGGCCGTCATCTTCGTGGCTGCGTCGGCGAAGCTCGTGGCCGTCGCGAGGTTGATCGCGCTGGAGGTCTTCAGCGAGGAGGTGGTGACGATGAGCGTGCCGGCCGGCAGTGCCTGCAGCTGCGCGAGGGTCATGCCGCCGAGCTGCGCACCAAAGATGGTGGCGGACGTGTCGGCGGCGGCCACGCGGGCGAACTTGAGCACGAAGGGTAGCTGACCCGCATTCACGATGCCCGGGAAGTACTGCTGCGCCATGACCGTCTCGGGGGCGGCGGGGCCGAACCATGCGGAGACGTCATCGTCCGTGAAGAAGGACTTGATCTGCCCGGGCGCGATGGACGCGTCCTTGGTCATGATCAGTCCAGACAGCTTGGAGGCCTGTCCGCCGCCAGCGATGACGCCGGGCAGGATCTGCACGACAGAACTGATGGGAATAGTGCTCATGCTGAAGGCTCCAAGGTGTGCGCGGGCACGCCGCGATTGACTGCCACTATCGGCTCAGCGGATTCTATCAGCGCCTGCGCTTACGGCAAGTCGGGCCACATGTCCACCGGAGGCTCGACGTGCACCTCGACGGTGTCGAAGAAGTCCTGCGGCAGCGCGACGACCTGGTTCACCTGCGCGAACAGGCGCAGCATGAAGCGCTGCTCGTAGAGGTTCTCGCTGTTGACGATGTTGAGCTGCTGGGGCTCGTCGGCGTAGAGCGGTGTGATGGCCGCGCCCGCGAGTTTGTCGCAGCCCCACAGCGAGCGCCAGGCGATGGCGATGATGTCGGCCACGTCAGGCCCGAGCTGGCCGTAGCAGTCGACCTGGTAGCTGTAGGTCGTGTGCCGCGCGACGTTCACGACGCCCACGAGCGGGTCGTCGACGTCGGGCGTGTAGGTGCGTCGCCCCTGGTCCTGCCGCTGCTTGACACCGGGCGACAGCACCACGTAGTTGCCGGTCGCCGTAGCGGTGTTGTTCTGGAAGCCCTTGAACACTTGGTCGCTGGGCATTTGCGCAGCGACGACGTCAACGATCCACGCCCACAGGGCGTCGAAGACGGTGTTCTCGGGGAGGACGATGGTGGCCATCAGGGCGTTGGCGGCGTGCCGTTGGCGGTCTTGGCGATGTAGTCCTGGATCGTAGCGTAGTCGAGCTGTGCCGTCACCTCGAAGGCGCACCAGCCGGGCCACCACTCCAACACTTGCGTGATGAGGTACCAGCCCGCGCGCACGCCGCTCGGGATGTTCACGAGGTCGCCGCCCTGGTTGCTGCGACGCTCGATGTCCGAGAAGTTGCCGTAGGCGTACATCGTCAGGAAGCCGTTGTTGTACTGCAGGCTGCGCTCGTGCAGGATGTCGGTGTGCTTCTGGGCCTGTACCTGCAGACGCGCCGTCACAGCCGCGTAGGTCGGCGTCAGGATGCCGCGTGTGTTGGTGTGGCCCGTGCTCACATAGACGATGCCGTCCGAGTCGTCGTTGATCTGCTGGATGGCGCCACGGACCAATCCGTGCATGTTGAGGCTCATGGCGCGCCGCCTTCCTCGTCCTGCACGACCTGCGAATCGATCGACTTGAGCAGGTGACCCGTGAAGCGAAGCCCGGCATTGAAGCCCTTGACCTCGGCCCAGTCCGGCGAGTTGTCGGCGGGCCAGTCGGTGATCGTCTTCATGATGTCTTCCTTCATCACCTGGCCGATGATACCGACGACCTGCGCGGGCGAATGGCCGGCCTGGGCCAGCTTGATGACGCCCTCGGTCCACTCCTTGCGGCGCTGCGCGACAGTCTGCTGCATGAAGGGCCGGGGATGGTTCTGGCCATGACCGTACTCGAGCGCGGCTGCGATGGAAGCCACAGGCATGCCGGCGCGCGGGTCCGGGTATTCGCGGCCCGTGCGCGCGTCACGGATCATGTCGGAAGGGTACGTCGCGCCGGCCAGGACGCCCGCCTTCACGACCGCCGACGACATGTCGCGGTCGGGCATGCGCAGGCCGCGGCGCGTGACGGTCATTCCCGCGCCTTGATAGCGTTTCCGAACACGTCGACGCGCCCGGGGATGTTGCAGTCGCTTGTCGGGTTGCGCTTCTCCCAACGCCACAGCGCCAGTTTGATCAGCACTGCCAGCACGACGAGTATGCCTGCGACCGCCAGCAGCACCCCAAGTCCGCCGCCACGACTCGTAGCGATGATGGCAGCAGTGGCCGCGACGATAGCGGTGCTCATGACGGGATGACCCCACCGGGCACGTTGAACGGCGGCGCATTGAACTTGCGAGCATCGCCGACGCCGCTGTCGCCCGCGACGAAATACTTCATGCTGCGGAACTGCGCGGTCATCATCCAGTACAGCGCGCCGTACTTGGTCTGGTTGAACCATGGCGCCATCGCGGAGCCCGGCGGCAGGTCGAATTCGAAGGACGCGGTCACCGTGCCCTCGGTCGCGCTGCCAAGGCGCCCCACGGGGCGCTCCGAGCCGTCCGCCTGCACCGCGAACAGCACGAGCAGGTGCGCGACGAGCAACCAGAACAGCTGCGTGCGGTAGTCCAGGACCATCACCGGCGAGTTATCGGTGTTGTCGAGGATCGCCTGCGCGGCCATGGTGAACATGGTCGTGCAGCGCGCATCGCTCACCGCGACAAACTCGGGGTAGGCGGCCTTGAAATCCGCCGGGACGAAAACGACGATGGCCATGGTGGCGCGCGGCGCTTATTCGGCCTTGGTGATGCCGGGCGGGGGCTTGGCCGGGTCGACGGGCTCGAAGCCGCTCTTCTCGTTTTTCAGGTCGGCGGCCTTGTCGGCGGCGCTGTCGCGGTCGCCCATGGCGAACACGAGCTCATTCACGAGCCAGGGCGCCTCGGCATACTCGGCCTCGACGATGGCCCACACGCCCGACTTGACGTCGGTCATGCCGAAGCCGGCGATCGCGAAAGGCGAGTGCGGTCCGTGCAGCTTCAGATGCGTGCCATCGGGCAGCGGGATCGTGAGGCCCTGCGGCAGCTTGCAGGCGACGGTAATCATGTCGGACGTTTTGGCTCGGGCCATGGTATCTCCAGTGGGTTGATGAGTGCGGGATGCCGCGAGTGTAGCGCAGCGTTAAGCGGACGTCACCTTCGTACTGGGCGCGTCCGCGCGCGTTCGTACGAAAGCCAGTAGCGCCATTTCTTATAGGCTTCCTGTGGTGAGAAATCAAAGTAAGCGAGTCCCACACCGTGGCATATCCAAAGGCTACCGCCCACAAGACGGATTCACGGCTTCACAATACATCCTTCACCAACACCAGGTTTCCGAAATCATCCACCACTGCCGGGCCCGAGCGTTCAGAGTCCGGCGTGCACAGGTGCCACGTGATGCCTGGCAGCGGGTTCTCGCGGCGCCACCAGATTGCAGCCACGGCCGCGGTGTGTGCCGGTAGTTGGAGCAACTGCACCACGCGCGCTCGCAGAAAGGCTTCAGCGTCGTAGAGCATGGGTTTCATCGCATACCTCTACAGGCGGCAGTGAGTGCGTCCATGAAACCTCGAGCGTACTGCTCCCGCTCCATCTCCTGCACTTCGCGGCGCTGCCCTGGCAGGAAGTCGGCCCGCAACAGCATGGCAGCGGTTTCGTCCTTCGTGAACAGCATGAGATGCTCTTTCCCTTGGCGCACCAACCGCTCTGCACGAATCTCCACGATGTGCATCTGCATGCGCTCCCAGTGCCGGGAAATGTCCTCGCTGGACGCCACGAAGTCGCAGGGAATGGGTGCAGCCAGCCGCACCGTGTGATGCTCTTGCAGATAGGCCAGTGCGAATGGCGGAAGCGTGATCACCGTGATCGGCTCGAAATCTGGGGTATAGAGGACGACACGGGGATTCATCGCTCCACCTCGTCCCGGCAGCGCACGCCGCTGTCGAAGGGTGCCAGCGCGTCGCGGATGGCGTCGGCGTGCGTCCAGATCACTTCGGACCAGTTGCTGAGGACGTCGGACTGAAAATCGTCTAGCCGCAGGCCAGCGTCATGCAGCACCTGCACGCATGCTTCCAGCGCCTCGCGCTCCTTGACTTCGAGTTCAGCCACTTGCTTGCGCATGCGCACGAGGTCGTCGCGATCCTTGGGTGTGAATGCCATGTGTTCTCCTTTGCGGTTGGGACAATTCCCGCGACAGCCCGGCGCGCCGGGCTGGCACTGGCTCAGGTGCGCTCAGCATAAACGCGGCTGGCGCCAACTTTGGGCCACGTCATGTAGTCGCGGATGGCTGCGCCGGCATTGTCGGCGCGAACGTTGGCGAGCCACTTGTCGGTTTCAAGGCAGTAAATGGAGTAGAGCATTTCAGGTCCTTCAAGTTGTCGATGGCTCAATCATAAGAACATCTTTCGGGAATGTCAAACAACAGGCAAAGAAAAGCCCCGCACGTTGGCGGGGCTTTCCTGTTTCACGTGAAACGCTTGCGCGTCACACGCCCAGCTGGGCGGCCATGCAGGCCGGGCGCCACACGATCAGGCTCGCTGAATCCACTCGCCCGGCTGTGTCAAGATCATCCGGCGATTCTTCGAGCGGTTCAGCCACTGCGGGATAACCTGCACGTTCCGTGCGCAGTGCAGGCCCGATGCACGCGTAGCCAGCAACGGGATCATGTGGTCGATCTCCCATGCGTAGCCGGTCGCAGCAGCGCGGTGCACGCAGAGTGCAGCGGCCTCGCTGAACACCAGGTCGTCGAGCTCGCCGTACCAGGGTGGCACCGCGCCCTTGAGCCGCGCGCGGCGCTTCTGCTCGTAGCCGCGGTACAGGTGCGCCTCGGCCTTGCGCTTTGCGGCCTTGGCGGCCTTCGCCTCGGGCGTGGCGTTCCTGGTGCGCCGTTGCGTGAGGATCTTGTCGTAGTGCTCGGTTTGATAGGCTGCGCGCTGCTGCCGATACTCAGGGTCGTCCTTGCGCCGCGCATGGTAGGCGTTTCGAGTGACGAGGCCCTGTTCTCGATTGTTGGCGTACCACTTCGCCGCGGCTCGCCGCCGCTTCTCGGCGTGCCTGGCGCGATGTCGAGCGTCTTTCTCCCGCTTGCATGCGACGCACAATTTCGTCGCTACGTAGCGCTGCGAGATGTGCCCCTTGCTACAGGGCTTTCCAGGGTCGTAAGTGTCCGTCATTTGGCGCCCATTATAGGGCGAAAAGAAACCCGCCGTAGCGGATTTCTTTCAGTGCGTTAGACGCCGAGTTGGGCGGCCATACACGCGGGCCTCCAGACTATCGCGCCCCAAGTCCCGGCCGACTTCTTCTGACGGAAGTAGCTGGAATAGCGCTCGATGGCGTGGGCGCGCATCTTTTCGGTGAAGCCGCAGGTTGCGGTGTCCTGACCCTCGACGCGCGGTGCCCACATCTGCACGAGGCGACCGCCGGCGGTGTCGTACTCGGGCACCGTGACGATCTTCATCTTCGGGAACGCTTCGAGCAGCAGCTTCGCAGCGCTCAGGCCGTAGGTGTTCACGCGGTTCAGGTCACCGGACGCGGTGGGCGGCATGGCCAGGACGAGCTCGTCTTCCTGGCTCACGATGCCCTGCGTCTGGGACTGCAGCTGCTTGAACTGCGTCACGATCGAGTTCACGATGTCTTCCGGCGCCCCGGTGGCCCAGTTCGTGCCGGCGGCGACCGGCGCGACCAGGCGCGGGTCGTTGGTCAGGCCATAGTTTTGCAGGCCGGACACGCCGAAGAGGTACGACTGGTTCAGGAACTTCGACAGGCCCAGGGCCGACGAGTAGTTCAGCTGCGCGGCCAGGTCGACCCGACCGGCGCCGGCCATTTCCAGCTCGCGCTCGCCCCAGCGGGTCCACGTCTGGAAATGGTAGCTCTGGCGCTGCGGGTAGTTCACATTCGCACCGCTGGAGCCGTCCGCCGAGTAGTCGCCGTAGGTGGCGACTTCGGTGGTGGGCTCGGCCTGGATGAACGCAGCCGTCAAGGTCGTCCAGTCGCCCTTCTTCGACTCGCCGACGATCTCGGCGGCCTTCATCGGGGCGACGAGCACCTCGATGACCTTCGGATCGACGTAGGTCGTCAGGTACGCCGGAATGCCGGCATTCGGCGTGCCGACCAGCGTGGGCGTGAGGTCCGCCGCGTCCATCGCGAAGTCGGACAGCGGCGTCGACACGTCCTTCACGCCGGGCGCCAGGATGACGCCCTTGGCGGCCAGCTGGGCGATGATCTGAGAATCGCGCATGTTGTGTGCTCCTTCGGTTCTGCGCGACTTAGGCGCCGGTGTTGCTGATGATGACGGTGGCGCCGACCGTGGCCGCCTCCGACACGAGCACGAAGCCGGTGTCGATGGTGGTGGCCGGCGGCGAGCCAGGCGCACCGATGATGGTGTTTCCGGTCAGGACGTCCCAGAACACCGCGGCGCCACGTGCCGGCGTGCCGGTGATGGCGTCGGTGCGCACCCAGAAGTCGCCCTTGCCGAACAGCGCCACGGGTTGACCCGCCTGGATGGTCATGCCCGACTCGGCCAGGTAGGTCGTGATCTGGGCATTGTTCTCGCGGTGCACGAAGCCCACGCGGGAGGCCTGCGGCGCAGCGGCGAGGATCGAGTCGACGGTGCCGTCCGACAGCAGCGCTGCGAACTTGCCGACCGTCACGCCCTCGGCCACGGCGACCATCTTGCCGTTGCCCGAGAGCTTGTAGATCATCGGGTTGGACGACGCGAAGTCGCCCGGGACCGCCTGCGCGGGGTTGATGTAGACCTGATTTTGGAACATGGGTGACTCCTTTTCCGTTCCGGGGTGAAACCGTTACAGGCGTTAGCCCTTCACGGAAATGCTGCTGAGGTGCTTGAGGTAGCCCGGCTTGGCCTTCTCGCCGGCCTTGCCGTCCATCGCATGTTCGGCGGTGGGCGCGCGGCGCACTCCGGCGGCGGCGCCGGCGGCGGCCTTGTAGGCGTTCCAGGCGACCTTCTCGGCACCCTTGCCGATCTCGCCCACGTCCACGCCGCTTTGCATGAGGGCTTCGCGGTAGATCGCACCGGCGTCGTCCATGGCGACCTCGCCGAGCACACCGCGCGTGGCGCGCCGGGCTTCCTCGACATCGGCGGCGCGGCGGCGCTCGGCCTCGACAGCGGCCTTCACGACAGCCTGTACGGACTTCGAGTCCATGGCGCCATGCGGCGTGGGACTGCCACGGGCGGGCGTGCCTTCCTGGTTGGGCGGGGGCAGCTTGGGGTTGCCGTTCTCGTCGAGCTCCTCGTCGGCGGCACCTTCGACCTTGGCGGTCGGGTCCAGCGCGAAGCCGGCGCCTTCCTTGCCTTGGTTCTCGGGCCCGACTTCACCCGTGGGCGCACCGCCTTCGTCCTCGGCACCAGGTGCAGCAGCGGCAGCGGCCGCCGCCGGAGCGGCAGGTGCGGCAGGTTCTGCGCCGGGCAGGCGGGTCAGGACGGTTTCGAGCAGCGTCGCGATGTGCTTGAGCGCGGCGCCGACTTCGGCGGCGCCGGCTTCGGGTGCGG